AAAAAATATGTTATAATATTATTTATGAAGGACTTTTGAATTTTAACAAAACTGTAACAAAAATGTGACGTTTAAACTCACATAAAAAAAGGGAGAGCAAAAGCTCTCCCTAAGTTTACAACTAAGTTTTTTATTATTACATTAAGTTACTAACTTTAACTCTGCGATACCAAGCATTGGTATTTGCATCCAGTGAAGCATCTGTGTTAACAGTGTCAGCAGCGGCAACCGCACCAGCGGCAGCAAATGGGTTAGCAGCAAGTCCGTAACGAGTCTTGAAACCAATCTTAGGTTGGAAGCTATTCTCACCAACCGCACGAACCATTTGTAATGGAACATATGGGCAGTAGAAGAAACCAGCGTCATATGGGGAAGTACCCTTATAACCAACAACATAGTACTGAGAAGCAGCAACATTAGCAGCATATGGATCTACATATACTTTATAACGTCCGTTCATTGTACCAGCAAATGTTGTCGTTGTGTCATCAACATTAAGATTATTAGAAAGTGCTGGAGTATAATCCAGAACACCAGCCATTTGAAGTGCAGAAGCAACATCAGCTGAACATATGATGATATTACCTTTACCTCTACGTGTCTGTTGTCCTATTGCATTGGCATCACGTTCTATAGCGAACATTAAACCTTTGAACTTTTCAACACTCCAACGTCCGTTTGAGTCTGTATCAAGATCAAATATACCAGCAGTAGTCGTATTTACCTGAGCACCCTTAACGGCGGTTACATACAGGGAACGAATAACCTCACGGTTAATTTCAGCAAGAATTTCAGAACTTAGTATATTGGAAAGTTCTGTTTCTGCGTCTAAACCATGAAGTGCTTTAAGGTCTTGTGCAAGTTCCATTGTATACTCTGCTTTTAATGCGCGAGTTACAGCAGTAACCGTTGATTTCTCTATTGAGAAAGCCATCTGAGCAAAAGCATTGTCTGAACTGTCACCTAAAGCTTCACCCTGAGCAGTTGTCATACCTGTTGCACTTGTGTAAGTACCAACAGGGCTGTCATTAAGAACAGCTGGGTTAGTTTCGGTTGATCCAACATCACCACCACCGATATCACCGGCTGAGTTCTGGTTAGATGCACCAGTTTGTCCTGGCATTGCTTCACCAACAAGTGCTTCAGCACCGTCTTGTGATAGGAATGAAGAACGCATTGCAAAGATAAGTCCTGTTGGGCCTGTCATTGGTTGCACACCACAAACATCATAAGCAATTAAATTTGGCATTGCACGGCGTACTAGGGAAATCAGAATTGGATCCCAAGTATCCATTTGTCCACCACCCATGCTGTTAACAGGGGCAGTTTCTCCGAGAAATCCACGATCTTCTTTTAGTGCTTTCTCTTGGTTTTCTAGAATGAGAGTGGTAACTGCCCGCTTATAAGAATCCTCAATCCTTGGTAGATCAGGGTGTTCTAGGACTGGCTGCCACTTTTCTTGTAGATGTTCTGTTTGAAACATTTGTTTCTCCTTTTTAATTACATCTGTTAATATAATGTTTTATGCACTCGCCTTTTGATTACGACTGATGGCCGACAAGTACGCGCTCATTGCATCTGTCGTATCAACGTCCTGTGCGGTGCTACCATCTTCATCATCAAATGTTTGTTCTACTACAGTTTTAGGGAAATAACTTTCCTTCAAAGTATTAATTTTAACGCGAAAACTTTCTTCATCGGTAAAATCAACATCTTCCGTAAGAGACTTAAACTTTTCAATTTCGGTATCGGCTAAATCTTCAGAAACTTCAGATATAACCTGTTCACGAATTAGATTAGAACTAATTTTAGTAAGTTCAACTGTTTTATCAATTGACTCATTTAATTTATCTTCTAATTCGGAAATCTTCTCAGATTGTGCTTCGAGTACATCATATTTCTCATCAGGCACATCAATATAGTGATCTTCAAACAACTGTTTCAGTCCAGAAATAAAGTCCTCTGCAATTTCACCTTTAAGTCCTCGTTCAATTGCTAACTCGTTTTCTTTCGTCCATTCCTCTACAACGTAGTTGAGATAAGTATCAACTTTTTCTGCAAGTTCATCTTTGAAAGAATCAATTTCTCCCTCTTTCTCAGTAAGAACTTCTTCGTGAATACGCTCAATCTCTGAACGTACTTTTGATTTAACCGCAGCCTCAAAAATGGTTGCAGCCTTAATTTTAAAATCTTCTGAAAGACTGTCATCAGCACTCATCAAAGCACGAACATCTTCTTTTACGTCAATGTCTTTTATACGAGCTTCAACTGCTTCTGCTTTTTCTTTCTCTTCTTCTGTTGGCTCTTCAGCCTCATCTGCGTTCATTGCTGACATAATTGATTCATAGTTGGATTTTAACTCTCCAGCTTTCATAGTTTCCATTTTGTCAAACATGGCTTGAATCATTGCTTTTTTGGTTTTTGGGGCTTCCATGATTTCTTCTTTCTCTACAAGTGCTTCACCATCATGTTCTACCTCATCACCAGCTGCAAGTTTCTCTGGTGCGTCTGCTTTCGCAGCACCTTTTTTCGTTTTATCACCAGAAATTTCTTTTGCTTTAGCAACAAGTTTCTTTGCTGGTGAATCACCTTGATCTGGTGAAACGACAGCGGCACCGCCATCTTGTACTTCACCGCCAGGCGTGGCCGTATCTATTTTTTCAGCTTTCGCAGCAGGAGCAGCACCCTTTTTAGTGGGATCTTCCGCCTCTTCCAGCTCAGCTAGAACTTCTGCTTCAAGTTCTTCAATTGTTTTTTCTAATTCTGACATAGGGTGTCTCCTTACCTTTTGCTGTTAAATATATTTATAAATTATAATCTTTTGAGGAACTTTGCAAACTCTAAAGCTTCTGATTTTGCGTCCCTTTGATGCTCTTTAACATCAAATTTTTGTTGTAATTGTACAAGTTCAGCCTCAACAAGTGCGCCATTGTTCCAAACCCACTCTTTTCCTTCCATTATACCCTCTACAAAAGCATTTGGTGCGGAAGGATCAGCAACAATATCAGCTGCCGTAGCAAGATAAAAATCATCACGTACATAATTTGCACCATTCTTTTGATCTAAACTACCCATGCCTCTTGATGAAACACCAAGTTTTGCTCCTTCATCCATAAGATTTTTTACAATCTCACCCATTGGAGTTGACATGATTTTTGCTTCTCCAATAAAATTCTTTCCATCAGGTGTTAATGAAGTAATCATATGGGAAACTCTTTCCAGATTAACCGTTGGGCCGTCTGGATGTCCAAGTTCACCAAATGCACGATTTTCTTTAATAAAATTCTTGTTGTATTTTACTACCTCATTAGCAAGAACATCCATAGGATATACACGCCCATTTCTATTCTTAATATCAGCCTGCATGAAGATACCTTTTATCTTATAGGTTTTATTACCATCTTCTTTTTCTTCGGTAATATATTCTACTTCTTCTACAGCCTCTGAGAATAATTTTACTGTATTCATATCCTTATCCTTACGTTATATTATCAAAACCTGATACTTTTTTACATTTCATAATAACAGTACCTATGCAGGCTGCGTCATTTTCTATGTAAACGTCACCAGTAATACCACTACCAGCGTTATTTGCGATAGAAGGTAGATACTGCCCAGAACCATTATAACTTCCATTCGTGTTTAATGAAAATGCAGTTACATTTGATGTAGCATCCCACTCTATTTCTGTAATAGAACTAACCGTCCACCACATTGATACGATAGATACTCTAGGATCAGTAGCAGCGCCAGCAAGTTCAGATGCATCAAGAACCTTTAATGCGGTTCCATTTGTACCAGAAATGGTGTGTTTAGTGATTACCTCAAAGTCCGAATCTACTAATGTCTGTGTTGCAATGGCCATTATCTACTCCCTAGATTGATAACATTTCTTTTTCAAAATAATTCATAAGTTGTTTTTCAGTGACTTTGAACTTTTTTGATACATTTTTTATAGTTTTCTCAAAACTATTTAGGAAATCTGAAGGTTTAGAATCCATAACCTTAAATATTTCATCAACGGCGTTTCGCATCTTTGGCGACAAACCTTTATATTGCTTAGACTTCTTATGTTCATCCTTTTCAAACACTGTAGAATTATAAACACCTTCAAATCTTTTAGTCATCTGTCTTTATTTCTTGTTTTGGTTGAGTACCAACAAAAGTTTTTGATACTTCTTTTCTTTTGATTTCTAATGCATCTCCAACCTTTGCTGATATTGCATCTTTAAATACATTTTCAGCTCCTACATTGTTTCCTGTGGAAACTGCATTTACAAATTCCTTACTCATTAAAAACTACCTCCATTATTAGACCCATTATCAGGCTCTTCGTAATCTGGCATTTCTTCTGGAGAAATAACATTTCCCCCACCATCTTGTGGATAACGAGTAATTCCATCACCACCATCTGGCATATCCACACCACCATCCATCGGATCAGTATCTAACTCTTTTCTGATCTGTTGGTTCATTTCATCAATATCTGCATCATTCATACGTAGTACCTTTTTCAGTACATACTCTTTACTAAAGAACGTACCAATATAAGATTGAATTGAATCTAATGTCTGTATTCTGTCATTTAAAAGTTCTGCATTTTTTAATTCAGAAAAATGTCCGTCCTGTAAGAAGTCATACTGAATGTGCTCTTGTATTTGCGGCCAATCCTCTGGTGCAATAATACCTTTTAGTAATAGTTGTGTTTTAAGAATATCTGTAAACATAGGAACAAATTTCTTACGAATACGTTGAACAAATTTTGTAAACTTTAATTCATCTCTTGTTATTTCTGAAGCACGACCTAAACTAAATCCACCTTCTGCTTCCATACGAGAAATAGGAACATTAAGAGAGCGATATAGTTTCTTTTGAAAATATAGAATATCATCAATCTCTCCAAGATTTGAGCCGCCAGGCAATGTTGTGATTTCTGTTCCTCTACCACCTTCACGGCGTGGCAACCAGAAATCTTCCAGCATACTCATGTGATTTCTGTCATCTCGTATTTCACCAGTTGATGCATCATACACTAACTTGTTGCGATAACGATTCATCACATCCTTGAGATATTGTTCTGCTTTAATCTTGGGTAGATTACCCACATCAATATAAAAGATTCTACGTTCTGGTGCGCGAGAAATACGATAGATAACTATTGCATCTTCAATCATACGCAACTGATTTACAGGTTTAATTGCTTTGTGTAAATAAGAAAGAACACGACCACTATTACCATCTATTAATCCAGAAGGACAATATGTAATAGCATCAGCTGATATTTTTAATCCTTGATTTGATCCACCCATTCCAGCAGAACCTAAACCTTTTTCATTATAAACAAAATATTCATCAACCGCGTCAATCATTTCTACGGATGTACCTACTTGATTTCTAATATTCTTTTTATCCAAAGAAGTTTTAACTTCTCTAACTTTTTTAATTTTAGTTGGGTCAATAAATCTTAATTCTGTAATTCCTGTTCTTGGATTTTTACTGTCAATAATTTTATGATAAAAAATTCTACCATCAACATACCAACGGCGAAAAATATCATGACCTTTCTGCTCAAAACTGAGAAGTCGTAGAACTTCAGAAAATTCTGTTCTAATTTTTCTTTTAATTTTTTCTGGATAAGGTAAACGATCTAATGTAATTTGTACTGCTTGATCGTTTTCGTTTGCGACAATACCTTCATTTACAATATCATCAACAGCAGTATCACATTCTGCTTGTTGAGCAATATCACGATATCGCCGAATTAAATCTAAATCGGTACGTTCTCTACCATCTGTATCAAGTATTTGTCCAAAGAAACCGCCACCGGCTACATCTATAGTACCGTCATCAGGTGTCGGAGTGGAGAATGTTCTTTCTCCACCCGAATCCTTTGTTGATCTCTGTATACTAAACCCAAAAAGTTCTGCCATAATATCTCCTACTAGTTATGACTATTTAGTAGGTATATGATTAGAAATTTACGCCAGAAGCTTCAAAGTGTTGAAATCTCCATGTGACTTCAAATTCTTCAATGGCATCTGCTTGATCTGATGTTAATTCAATTGCAGCAATTGATGTTGGCCATGCATTTCTAAAAATATAACTCTTTAGAACTACATCATCACGATCTAACTGTTCAACAGTTAAATCAGTTTGATAATCTGAAGGTGCAATGACACCTGTATTTTCAGCAAGATCATTAATACCATTTGACCATCTTTCCATGGCATTACGTACCATGAAATCTGTATCATTCATGAAAGTTGAAGTCCATGCATCATCAAACGACCTATCTCCAGCAATATAAATTTGCCTTCCACGAAATGGAATTGCAATTTCAGTAAGTGTTTGTGCTGGAAGATTTGAAGCACGAACCATAAAAGAAGTTCTACGAACATCAAGTCCAATGGCAATACCAGAAGGTGGAGTTATCGTTACCCTAAATTGGTTAGCGCGAGCACCACCACCGATTAAATTAGCTTTAAAATCATTAATACTTGTCATGGCTAGCCTCCTACCTCGTCAAACGAGACACCAGTTCTTGTTGCGATGAAATTTAGTGTAATGAAATTAATAGAACGATTTGGTTTTATAAAGATATCACCAATAAATTCGTTTCTATCAATAACTTCTCCTGTATTATTAGTGGAATCACATACTACTTTAAAATCAGTGATACCCCTTCTTCCCTGTACATCCCTCAAGAAAGGTTCAATTAAATTACGGAATTGAGCTCTTGTAAATTCATCATTGAACTCAAATAATTGAAATTTAGCAGCAGTTGCAATTGCTTTTTCAAGAACTAAGAATAATCGTCTTACATTAATTCTATCAAACGCACTTGGTTTTGCAAGAGAAGTCTTGTCACCAAAAAGTGTTACTCCTTGGCCTGGGAAGTTAACAACAGGGTTAACCCTTGCCTGATAAAGAATATCTCTTTCCGACTTTTTAGGATTAAAAGATAATTTAATTGCACCCCTTACAGAACCCCTATTATAACCAGCAGGAGAGAACCAAGGATCAGCAACACCATCTGTATATGCACAAAGTCCAGCAGTATCACCGCATAATGGTACATGTCGATATACATCATTGTACTTATCGTACATATATTTGTATGCACTGTCAAATACCATATAAGATGATGCAGGGCAAAGGTCAAATGCAGTTTTTACATTATTGACTGCTCTAGCAGCTGTTGCTGAAGAAGCTTCAACACCAACCGTTGCAGAACGATATGGAGAAACAAATCCTACACAATCCTTACGAGTTTCAACAAGGTCTGTAATCATTGTTACATGAGTGTCTTGAGTAGCAGCTGTATCACCAGCACCACCACCTTTACCACCAATTACTAGATTGATGTCTTCTGATTCTGTATCAGCAAAATTGTCATATCCAAGTTCCAGTTCACCAGCAGTTACAGCATGATCATCTGTTCCTCCGCTAAGTGAATCAATTGTAATTGGATGTAAAACTGTATAAGTAGTAGTTGTATCTGTTCCCCAGTTTGTACCACCAGAAACATGATCTGTCCAGTAGATGTAATTTGATTCTCTGAAAATTACGTCTGCATAGTAATTGCTATTACCTTGAGCAGTTCTAGCAACTGAACTTTTTGACACATTTGCATAGACTTCTAGAACACTAGAAGTTCTCTGGCCAGCAGCATCAGCATCGGATCCAGTGATATCACCTGTTGTATCATAAACAACAATGTGCATCTCATCACCAATACCACGGCCATTATCTTTTGACCACTGAGATTGTCCAACGGTATTTGCAAACAAATCGTGATATTTCCATTTCCGCCTTATATACGAATTATCTGCAATAGCATTTTGCAAACCACCAGCATTTGGATCATCTTTTAGACGAATTGTTAATACATTAGTTGTTGTATTGATAGCTGTTACTTCATATTCATTAAATTCATCAACTGGCACTGTAGCAGAAGTATCTGAAAAGAAAGAAATCATATCTCCTACATTAAATGCATGCCCCGCTTCATCTGCGTTATCAACCGTAATTGTATTAGCGCCAGCCGTTCCAGCACCAGCAACAAGTTGATTTGATGTGTCAACCACTTGCTCGTATCCTGTTGCGGTAGAACAAATCTGTACGCCGATTGAGTTACCCCAAGTACCAGCAGTACGGGCAGTCCACTCACCAT